TTTACCACCGCCAATACGATATTTGATGAATATTGTGGTGTTGGCCTTTGGTACCGCACCCAATGACATATTATTTAGATATGTTGATAGATTAACCTTTAAAGAACCATTCATATAGTTATCTAAATTATCTAATGGGTTAACAGTTCCTGAACCAAATGTTATTGAAAAATAACCCTCGGGAGTATATTCGGTTACAAATTTGTTGTTTACATCGAGATATTTTCCCGCCTTAAAATTATCTGAATCTGAAGCTGCGGTTGGGTCTGGTATAAAAACTTTATCTTGAATTAATGTTTTTACTTCATACCATTTATTTGAAATGTTTGTAAATTCAGAAGATGATGGATTTGCTCCAAATGAGGTTCCATCTTTATGAATAATAGACGTTACACCTAACACATCTTGTTCAGGTAAGTAAAGTTTAAGAAATGGTTTTTGATCTAATTCTGAAATTACTCTTCTATAAATTCTTGTAACTCCGTTAACAACAGGTTCTCTTTTTGTTATAGTGTATGAAATTAATCTATTATTATTATCAAAATTAGGTATTTTAAGTCTATTTGGTTCTCCTCTACTATTGAATGGGTCAGAAAAATCAATATCTTCTAACGTTTCAAATATTTGTCCTCCTCCTGAAACCTGAGCACCTGCTTTAACAACACCCAAATATCTATCATCCTCTTTATCTCCCCTTACTGGTACGTTAATAGAAAAATCACATAAAGAAACGGATGGTCTATTACCGGGTATTTTAATACCATAAGTTTTTGCAATATGAAATAACGATTGTCTTTGTTGAGCAAAGTCTAACATTGTTTCTTGCCAAACCCTATCAATATGAAAGTGTAAGTTATCTGCAACTGCCGCGTTTAAATCTAACAATACAGAGAATATTGATGCGTCATTGGTATTTTTAACCAAATCAGGATAATATTCTTTTGTTAGATTTACTAATTCTTGTCTAAGTCCCGCAAAATCTCTGGTTGCGTATGATATCTTTTTTCCCATTTTAAATGTTTAATATTATAAAATCTGAAGACGAAAACGCTCCATTATTAACTGTATATTCAATCTTTACTTTAGCGGTGTACGGTTTATTTTTACTATCTGATACCCTAAAAAGTCTTTCGTCCTCATCAGAAGAAAATGTTCTTACATTATCAGGATCATCTTCCGCAGAAATTACTTCAAGATTTGTTATGTCTAAATTAGGTATGTATCTTTTTACCGATTCCCTAATTTCTTCTTCAATTAAGTTCCAAGTTACCATGTCGTTTTGGTCGAATATAAATTGATATAATCTTGTACCAAAATCAGGTAAGAAATAACGACTACCTCTTTTTGTTAATAATAGATGTATTAAATTAGCTCTAACTTCCCTATCGGGTGCTGAGGTCATTTTTAAATAACTACCTTCTAAACTGTCTCTAAAAGGAAAATCAATTCCATATTTTACCGCCATACCAATAAATATAAACTATTATAAAATGGTAATAAATAAAAAACCCAGCCGAAGCTGGGTTAAATTTATAGTAAAATATACCTAATTTTATTACGAACCACATCCCTCACACTCAAATGGTGAATCGGTGGGTCTTTCTGATGTCATTACAACTTCAGGTGTTTGTTCACTAATCAATGTATTATTTGTTGGAACTTCAACATTATTCACAGATGATGTTTGTTCGACTGGTTTTGATGCTGACATATCAACCCCTAAACCTTTCAACGCATCAACTGCCGCTCTTGTTCTTAAGTAATACATACCAGTTTTTAAACCTAATTTCCATCCAAATAAGTGTGCAGCTAATAATTTAGGTTTAGTTGCATTATCCACAAATAAATTTAATGATTGTGATTGGTCAATAAATACACTTCTGTTTGCTGCCATTTGTAAAACTCTCTTTTGAGACATTTCCCAAACGGTCTTATATACTTCTTTCATTTCAGTTGGAATCTCAGGAATATTCTGAACCGAACCATTTTCCATGATTAACTTGTTCTTAATTGTATCATTCCATAATCCTAACTTCAATAAATCGGCAACCAAATGTTTGTTAATCATGACAAACTCACCACTTAATGTTCTACGTGAATATAAGTTTGTTGTGAATGGTTCAAACGCTTCATTATTACCTAAAATCTGTGCTGTAGATGCTGTTGGCATAGGTGCAACCAATAATGAATTTCTAACACCGTAGTTAACAACATTCTTCCTTAATTTTTTCCAATCCCAACGACCAGATAAATCTTTGTCAGTTTTACCCCACATCTCAAATTGGAAAATTCCTTTTTCGATTGGTGAACCTGCAATTGATTCATATGGTCCAAACTCTTTCGATAAGTCATTTGAAGATGTCATCGCTGCAAAATATATTGTTTCAAAAATATCTGTTTGTAATTTATCAGCATCTTCAGATTCAAATGGTAAATTTAACATACAAAACACATCGGCTAAACCTTGAACTCCTAAACCAACTGGTCTGTGTTTAAGATTTGAACGTTTTGTTTCTTCTGTTGGGTAATAATTTAAATCAATCACATTGTTTAAGTTTTTTACAACTTGATATGTGTATTCATATAATAAATCGTGATTAAATTCACCGTTTAAAATATACTTAGGTAAAGCAATTGATGCTAAATTACAAACCGCTTGTTCAGTTGGTGAACTATATTCAATAATTTCAGTACATAAGTTTGATGACTTGATAGTACCTAAATTCTTTTGGTTTGATTTATAATTGGCAGGGTCCTTATATAACATATAGGGTGTACCTGTTTCAATTTGTGCAGTTAAGATAGCATCCATTAATTTTCTTGCTTTAATGACTTTTCTACCTAAACCTTGTTGTTCGTATGATTCATATAAACGAGTAAACGCCTTATCTTCAGGACTATCATATGCATCAGATAATCCAGGTGCCTCATCAGGTGAGAACAATGTCCAATCACCATCTTGTTCGACACGTTGCATAAACAAATCAGGAGTCCACATTGCTAAGAACAAATCTCTTGCTCTCATTTCCTCTTTACCGTGATTTTTTCTTAAATCAATAAATTCAAATACATCAGAATGCCATGGTTCTAAATAAACAGCAAACGAACCTTTACGTTTTCCTCCTTGGTTAATCCAACGAGCAACTTCGTTATATGTTTTCATCATTGGTAACAATCCATCAGATTGTCCACCTGTTCCTTTAATATATGCACCTTTAGCACGAACATCATGAACATGTAAACCGATACCACCAGCCCACTTAGAAATCTTTGCAACGTCTTTAATTGTGTCAAACAAACCATCAATATCATCACCTTTGTTTCCAATTAAGAAACAAGATGACATTTGTGCTCTACGTGTACCAGCATTAAATAATGTTGGTGTTGCGTGAGTATAAAAATGTTGTGATAAGTCATCATAAATTCTTAACGCAGTATCTAAATCACCCTTACATATACCAACCGCAACTCTCATATAAAGATATTGTGGTCTTTCAACAACTCTATCTCCAATCTTTAAAAGATAAGAACGTTCTAATGTCTTATAACCAAAATAATCAAAATCAAAATCTCTTTCTTGATGAATTGCACCATCTAAAGTTTCTCTATTATCAATCACAAACTTGTAAACGTCATCACTTATTAATGAAGATTCTTTACCTGTTTTTGGTTCAACAAAAGAATATAGTTCTTTAACACATTGTGAGAATTTTTTATGTGTTGTTTTATGTAAATTAGAAACTGCCAATCTACCAGCTAACTTAGCATAATCTGGATGTGTTGTAACCATGGCAGCAGCTGTCTCCGCCGCTAACACATCTAACTCAGTTGTTGATATTCCGTCATAAATTCCTTGTGTTACTTTTAATGTAACATATGTTGGGTCAATATATTCTAAATTTAAATCACTACAGAAAACACTAATTCTTCTCGTGATTTTATCATACCTCATTTCCTCTAAGGAACCGTCTCTTTTTTTTACTTTCATCTTTATAATAATATTTTAAAAATCAATGTCGTCACCAAATGCTGAATCTAAATCTTCAGTTGCTACGTTATTAACACCAGCTTTTTGATATTCAGCCACTCTTTTCTCAAAAAAATTAGTTTTACCTTGTAATGCAATGTTTTGCATAAAATCAAAAGGATTTTCTGAATTATAAACTTTAGGAGCACCTAATGCAACCAATAATCTATCTGTTACAAACTCAAGGTATTGTGACATTAAATCTGAGTTCATACCGATTAAACGAACCGGCAATGCTTCGAGAATAAATTCCTTTTCAATTTCTAACGCACCACAAATAATTTCTTTAATTCTTTCTGGTGATATTTTATTTTCAATATGGTTGTTATAAAGATGACAAGCAAAATCACAGTGTACACCTTCGTCACGAGAAATCAACTCATTTGAAAAAGTTAAACCTGGCATTAAACCTCTTTTCTTTAACCAAAAAATAGAACAGAAAGAACCTGAAAAGAAAATACCCTCTACCGCAGCAAACGCTAATAGTCTATCTACGAATGATTCTGAATTAATCCATTTAAGTGCCCAATCCGCTTTCTTCTTAATTGCGGGAATAGTATCAATTGCATTAAACAATTTATGTTGGTCTTCCTTATCTTTTACCAATGTATCAATCAATAGTGAATATGTTTCACTATGAATGTTCTCCATCATAATTTGGAAACCGTAAAAGAATTTAGCTTCAGTATATTGAACTTCATTAACAAAGTTCATTGCCAAATTTTCATTTACTATACCATCAGATGCCGCAAAAAATGCTAACACGTGTTTTACGAAATGTTGTTCATCGTCATTTAATTTATTCTCCCAGTCATTTACATCTTGACTTAAATCAATCTCTTCTGCAGTCCAAAAAGACGCTTCAGATTGTTTATAGAACTTCCATAAGTCATGATGTTCGATAGGAAAAAGGACAAACCTTCCTGGGTTGTCTTGTAAAATTTTTTCAGTCATTTTTTTTTAGTTTTGTTTGTTTGCTACTTCTTGTCTCTTTAAAAAGGCTTCTCTTGCTCTAACTTGGTTATTTTGAACTTTTTGTTCTTCGTGACCTAATAGAGTATTTTGTGATTCTGTATCAATAAGTAAGAACTCATTGTTGAATTTACAGTTTTGCCATATGATACCATCCTTACCTATACGAGATTTAAGTAAAGTTAAAGTTGCTAAGTTGTGTTCTTTTTGTTCTAATGTTTTACCAATAGATAATATAACGTGAGCAATTTGTGCTTTCTTGATTGAACCTCCCATTTGGTCTCCTGTTACAACTTCAGATGAAATTGATTCACGATTACCTTGAGTTGCTGTCCATATTGCCATATCAAACTCACCTGTCATTGCTTCTAAACTTCTCATTACCGAACCCTCACCTTTCCATTCTTCTCCGTTTGTTGATTTATCTGAAGATACACAATCAATATAATCAATAATTAATAAATCAATTTTGAATCCATCTGAATTCAGTTTCCTAACTTTAGATTTGATATCAGCTATTGTAACATTATCACTAGCTAATTTTAATAGTCTTAAATTACCTTTTGATTTTTCTTGTACTTCCTCAACCTTTTTCTTAACTATGTCCTTAAATTCTGGTTGTTCGTCCGCAGTAATGTCGGTCCAAATTGTATAGTGTTTTCTCTTAATATTACCTGGATTATCTTCAAAAAATATTTGAAGTACGTTAAAGTCTAAATTATATGCTGTATTTGCAAATTTAGTTAATAATGTGGTTTTACCAGTACCAGTTGGTGCGAGAACTACCCCTAATTCACCTCTACCTAATCCACCCTTAAGAACTTTATCAACTCCAACAATTCCAGTTGCAATTGGTAGACGATAATCACTTTCTAACGCCTCATCAATATTATGAAATACGTCAGTTGCATCATCATTACTGATACCAACTTGTAATGCCTTTTGAATGATTTGTTCAATTTTACTATAAGATTCGAACTCACCGCTTTCAATAATACTTTGTACACTTTTAAGTTCTCTTTTTAAATTTTGTTGTTTACAAAAATTAAGTGCCGTGTCTTTAATATATTCAGTTTGACCCTCTCCTTCACTTATAGCCGTTAATGTATCTAAATGTACTTTAGAAGAATCACGGTTACCTCCTTCAGCCATGATTTTTTGTGCTAACGTATCGTAATTAGGTATTTTACTATATATTTTGTACAATTCCTTTGTGTTCTCCATAATAAATCTAAATGAATTATTATCAAAAAACTTAGCTTCAATTACATCAATAATCGTTTCTCCGTACTTCTTATCCTCAATTATTGCCTTTATTAGTGATTGTTGAAATGTAAATCCCAAATACCCAAAATTCCTTTCTTCCATGTTGTGTTTTATTATATATTAAAAATTATAGTTCGTAATGTAGATATGTTGTTTCCAATTCTTCAGATGATAAAATGTCAGTTAAGTCTGACAAAATACGCTTAAGTTTTGGACGAATATCAACCGTATACCTAACCTTTGGATGGTAATAATATGCGGGGAATATCCTTTGAATAAATACATCGTCATTCAACTTAATGACTAATAAAAAATGTTCTCTGTCCTTCTCCGGAGCATCTTCCACATAGTCCGAAGATAGGAAATAATTTTGATTTTCACACAAATAATCGGAACTTTTTATTTTTAAATCCTCCGCAATATCTTCACAAATATTTCTTATATAATAATGTAAATCCATAGAACGGCGGGATTGTTCTACATGATCCTTAACATTGAAGAATCGTTGACAGATTATGTTTCCTTCTAATGTTAAAAGAAACTCAAATTTTGTGATGTCAAGTTGTTGGTTACTCATAGATTTTTACTTTAATTGTTTTTTTTTTATTTTTTTCTTTTGTTGTTAATCGAAGAAATGGGTTTATAAATTTAATCCACGAATCGTCAGATTTTGATAATAGATTGAATATTCCATCGTCCCTCATCATTCTCATAGCATTTTTATATGACCTACCTTCTTGGTCTAAATTTTCATTTATTAGTAAATTTATATTTTCTTTAGCCTCATCAGTTAAAAAAGGTTCTTCCAAACTTACGATACGATTGTTAATATCGAAAAATTCCTCACCTAATACTCCGTGTTTGGTAACGCCTGTTAGTAAATTTGCAATAAGTTTGTTGTGTTTGTCTTGTTGAAAGATTTCCTCACATTTGTTTTTAACTCGTTCAACGGAAATTTGTTGTGTTTTTAGTTCAGGGAAAACTGATAAAAATCTTTTTACTCCCATTCCTCTTATACCGGCAATGTTGTCTGAAGAATCACCACACATCATCTTAACCAATTTAACATTTTCGATTAAGATTTCTTCATGGTTGTATAGAATAGTATCGTTTTTTTTGTAAAGTTTTCCGTGTGAGGGATTGTAAATTTGTGTGGTTTCTGAAACGAGTTGAGTTAAATCTCCGTCTGAAGAATAAATTATTTTATTTTCGTCAGGTGAATTTTGAGTATAGTAAGCGATGTTGTCATCAGTCTCACAATACTCATATTCTCCCTGTCTTACAAATAACTCCTCGAGATATTGTTTTACTCTATCTCTTTGGTAGTTATAGGAATTTAATTCTTCTTCACTTCTAATTCTTTGTCTTCTATTTTCCTTGTAATGGATATAGATTTTCTTTCTGGTTTGTGAACCTTCCAATCCATCCCAAAATACCACTATTTTATCTAAATGATATGTTTCAAATGATTTTCTAAGAGTATTGAGAAAATGATAAATTCCTCCAATATGTGCTCCTTTATGAAAGGCGTTCTTAACACCATAAAAACCAATCGTGAGTAAATTGTCTCCATCAACAAGTAATACCGACATTTAAAATTAATTATAGATCACTCTCTTCTGTTACAACTTCTACGTCCGTAATGTCTGTAACATTAACACCTAACATCTTACTGATGTAATCACCACTTTCTTTTTTGTACTCTTCAAGAGATTTCTTTTCTTCTCCTTCCTCTCGTCCAGCCATAAATCCGTGTGATGTAACCAAGATACGTCCGTCTTCATATCCTAAACCATTGATGTGGTTTTTCATGATAGAGATTTTTGTTCTTGTTGCTATTTTTACTTTTCTCTTATCTTTAGTGATTGAGATTTTAGTCGTTCCAGCACCTTTTTGATTACCAAATAAGAATACGATACTTGAGTTTAACCAAATGGCTTCACCACCTTTTGCTTTAATCTTCGGTTGTCCGAAAGGATTATCAGGTAATTCTACCCAAGGTTGGTTAACAATGATTAATGTGTTCGTATGAGGTTTATCTGTCCTTCTTGACCCTGAAATACGTTGGTTGATACCCATTCCAATTTTGTCTGCTAATACCGACGCATTGTGTTGTTTACCACCTTTACCATCATAAGTCATTTTACATGGAACCGAACCTACTGAATCCCATAAGATTAATAAATCGTGAGGTAAATCTCCTTTCTCTTGTGCATCTAATAATTCATTGATATAATCTGTGATTTGTTCAATGTACTCAAAATCACTGTTGAAAAGATAATCTCCTCCTTTATCGAATCCCATTAATTCAGCATGGTCCCAACTCCATTTTTGTTCTGTGATAATAAACACAGGAACAATACCTTTCTTTTGTGCATCTACCGCCGACTTAACAAGTGCGGTTGTTTTACCTGTATCACTATGTCCTAACAACATATTGATGTGACCCATTGCCGGTCCAGGTATACCTGTAGCGTCTAAGAAGGCACTACCCAAATCGAAAAAACGGTCTGGTTTATATTCTGCCTCTTTTGAGAATTTCTTCTTAATGGAAGAAAAATCTGTTTTTTTAATACCTGCCATGTTTGTGTTTTTAAAATGGGGTGGATATTTCACCACCCCTATGAATTAATTAGAATGGTAAATCTCCATCAACATCATCTTCTTCTTGTGGGTCAACCACAGGAGTAGAAGTTTTTGGTGATGCAATTACCTCATCACTTGTTGATGATGAAACGTATCTTTTTTGGTCTGAATCCCAACGTGGGGCTTCACCTCTTGCAACTAACTCTAAGTAGTCTTCACCCTTCTTAGCATATACATCTGACCAAGTTAATTCATCCTCTAACCATGTTTTTGCAACATCTGCATCCGTGTGTAAAACACCTGAATCTTCAGGGATGATTGAATTAATTGTTGTGTATTCCTTACCGTTACCTGATTTAGTTAATGCCAAAGAAAGAATCAAATCACGTCCTGTTTCTGCATTAGTGATATCTCCTTTGTTACGGAAAATTGGGAATACTTTATCCATAATACCATCACCTTTGTGGTTATGTTTAAATCTCCAAAATTTAACTCCGTCATTTTCATGGTCACGGTCAATAACCTTTACAATATAAAATTTACGAGAACGGTATGTACGTGCTAATTCTTTATCAGAATCAACACCAGTCATCATTAAACCTTCATAAACCTCGTTTAATGGTGAACGCTTACCTTCTTGTTTAGGGTCAAATAATTTAACCCATTTTCCATCCACTTGAACTTCGTGGAAATAAGCCTCTACAAATGGTGAACTACCATCTTTTGTAGGTAAAATACGAATACGTCTTTCTTCACCTTTAGAACCCTTAGGTAATACGGTTGTGAAATACTTCTTCATTCTATCCTCTTGGGATACCTTGTTTGCATTGCCACTTGTGGCGTTGTTCTTGTTTTTCTCGTACTGTGCTAGTACTGCGTCAAATGTAGACATAATTGTTAAAATTTAAGTTTTTAAAACGTTATAGTAAAATATACATAAAAAAACCCAGACTTGGAAATCTGGGTTAAATTATTTTTAAAGTTTTTTTTAAGGTTGAATTACCAAGAAATCACATATCTTGGATAGGTTCCCATAGTGTCATATGTGGTATTCACCGTAAAACCATAAGATTTTAATGTGGTAATCATTTGTGGGTTTACTCTTGCTCCATCCACCGTTATAGAGTATAAACCTTGAGCAGTTGCTCCAGTTACTAAACTATCTATGTAAGATAATGAACTTGTTGCTGTGTTTGATGCAATTCTTGCCGCTGAACCTGATATCATTTAATTTTGTTTTTTTAATAATTTTATTATTCTAATGTTAAAAGATAAGATAATTTATTCAATTCTCCTAAGATTTCGTCACGAATATTTAATAAATCGGTATCTGACGAGTCTAATTGCTCACTCATTTGAACCAACGCATCTCTTACTGTTGAAATCATACCCTTCATATCTAATTCAGATAAGTTACTTAATTGAATTGTTTTTGTTTCCTCGTCTAATGTAAATCTACCATATTTTCCCATTGCGGACTCAATAAATGTGTCGATTAAATCACTTAATGAATCATAAAATCCACCAAATGCGTTGTGTCTAGCATAACCTTTGGTTTGCCAATGATTAATCTTCATTTGTATTTGTAATCCCAATAAAAAGTTTACGTTAGAACTTATATTCATCTTCTTGTTGTTCTGGATTAAATGAGGTTTTTATAGTATCTGTTGGATAATTATCAACTTCATTTTTGGTTAATACATATTCATTTTTACCACTCGCTTGCATTTCACCTTGTTTATGAGCGAAAAATTCTTGTGGTTTTTCGTTAAATGGATATGAATCCAATGAACGCATTTCAAGTTTCTCAACTCCCGTTTTTGGTTTTGACGCTTCAACTTTAGCACCCAATTCGTCAATTTTAGCCATAACTTGGTCCATTTGAGATAATTTAGATTCTAAATCACTTAATTTGGTAAACACATCATCCATCTTTCCGATAACATCTCCATTTTCGTTTTTACTATCCTCAACATCTTTTTTAAGACTTTTAGTCATATTAACTAAATCTGTAATATCAATCTCTTCTGTTGTATCGGTTTCAGCCGGTACATCAGCAGGTGCAGCTGCAGGGTCAATAGGTGCCGCGGGGTCAACTGGTGGTGCCACTGCATCTAATGCTGGGTCAGCTGGTGGTGCCACCGCATCTAATGCTGGGTCAGCTGGAGGAGCATCTTGCTCCATTATCATCGTTTTACCATATTTGTTAATGGCATTGTAACGATTTAATTCTTCTTGTAGTTTTTGTTCTAACATGGCTTAATCTTGTAATAATTGTCTTCCGTCGTTTGTAACGTATTTTTTATTTATTCTTTCAACAATTCCGTCTTTTTCTCTGATTGTGTAACATTCTCCCGTTACCATATCACATTCTTCTCTTTCCATTCCGTCATTAGAAACCTTTCTAACTTTTTTTGGATTTAAGAATTGATCTACTGCATTAATTTTATTATTTTCCATAATATTCTTTTATATTGTATAAATATCCCAAATTTGTTAATATTCTTATGTCATTGTGAAATAAACAACATCTCCATCATATAATCCCAATTTGGTCATTAATGATTGTGATAATGCGATTCCATATCCATCGAGATTTGGTCCAACATTTATTGGTCCTGTTATATTATCCTTTGTGATGGGGTTACTTCCATTTGGTGTTATTGTTATTTTTTTATTTGTTTTGGGGTTAAGAAAATGAGTGGTTGCTCCGGCATGTGTTATATTAACTCCTTGTGTTTTATTAACTGTTCCAATAATAATATCCGCAGATGCAACACTCAAATCAAATCTTAATGAATAAAAGTCTTTTTCTTTGTTAATATCCCCCCAAGTTAAATAACTAACATATTCTCCATTATTATTCATCGTCGTACCCTGTATGGTTTTTGATTTTAGTCGAGACAATAAATTCATTTGAATTGCATCTTCAGGTTTATATGTTTTACCTCCCATCCCAACAGCAATTGCTCTAAAGTATTCATTCTTGTTATATGTTACTTTTTGGATGTATTTCTCACCATTATATCCGTTATATCTAACACCAAATACATTGACCCCTGTTTCTTTTGTTAATTGTTCTCCTTTAATTTCTTGTTCCTTACCCCCCATATCAATAGTAAATGTACCTTGGTCAGTACTAATTGATTTTTCATTTTTAGTCGAACCTGTTATGTTTAAACTATCTTGTTTAACTCGAGCAACCGCACTTTTGGTAATTCTATCGAATAACGCCCTATAACTTGCCATGAATGAATCTTTAGGGTCTGGTAATGAAGCATATGGTATTCTTGTACCCTTAAACGAAGTTGTTATGTTGTTGTTATTGATTTTATGTGATACCTCTGTAATCCAATATGAACCTTTGAACATTGGTATGTTTTTCAAATAAAAATACATTGTTGGTTGTATCATTACATTACCTAAACACGTAACATCACAAGTATATGACGCTTGTCTGTATATGTCAAATAATCCAATATCTACTTGGTGTGCTCCCGATCCTGATTCGGACCTACCTAAATTTTCTTGAGCAATAAATGATTCCGTAGTATTTCTTATTGAACTTTGGTCTAAACTAACCCCTTTGAAAATACTTTGGTTTTGGTCTCCAAAATTAACTTCAAACGCAACCACCTTATTTGATTTTGATAAATCAGCATTGCTGAATATATCAGGTATGGTTATGACTAAAGGATTTTTATTTGCATTACCAACATTAAAACTGTCGTCATTAAAATTGTATTTTTTACTAACATCAGCCATTTCCAAATGTTTGGAAGTTGGTCCCGTATATTGTAAAATCATCTTTGGAGACGATTCTTGATAATCTACCTCTAAAAACGTACCAAATAAATTTTGAGCTACCTTTTTAGATGGTGTTAATTTAGATTTGGTTGTTAAATTTGTTCCATAAAAATTTACATATGCCGGTAAACCTCTCATATCAAATCCAGTACCATTTATCAACATACCAATAAGACCGTATAGGTTTTGTTTGTCGTTTTCCGGTTCCTCTAACGGTATTAGTTTTTCTAAACTAAAATACGCTTTATCTCCAATATCTCTGTTTGCTTTATCTAAAAATAAAAATTCCTCTAATAGCAATCTTTGTCCTATAGAATTACCTGCAATCCATTTATCATTAAATGATTTAAAATAATTATATTGTTCAAGTTTCATGGGACTGTCATTGTACCCATTTAAAATTGTTTGTTGTATTGTTTTTGTTTCACTCTTAAGACCAACAAGTTTAGATATAATAGTATTCAAATATAAATCTTGTCTATTTTGAATTCCGTTATGGAATATAGTGTTATATGAAAGTATGTTACTAATTAGATATTGTTGGAATGCTCCTTTTGTATTTGTACCTCCATTTTTTCTATAACCTGCATAGATGTAAACCAAAGGTCTAAAAATTCTAAAATATTCTTCAGTAAATTCTACATTATTAGTACTGAAAAATTCCACATAATAATTTGTTGTTGGGGTATTACCTGTGTAAGGTTCCTCCCCGATTATTAATTTTAAATCCTTTTGATTTGTTGTATCTCCTGTTTGTACAATATCAAAATTATTATATGAGAAACTTTTTACACTTCCACTTTCCGCAAATCCATTCCAAGTATATAAATCAATTTCTTTCGGGTTACCAATAGTTATCTTTATTAAATTAGAATCAGATAAAATATCTTTTGTAATCGTTTTTAGATTTTCTAATTGTTGTTCCCTTAAAGTTTTTATTAATAAATTTGTATTCGTTGGGTCGTTATCTTTCTTTTTAACCGTTACAATAGATTTTAATAAATTTTGGAAATTATCGTATTTTACAGATTTAAATTTTTTGTATGGAGTCTCCTCAATAACTCTTTCGGTTGCAAAGTCTAAAAAGTATTCCTCAAATTTATCTAAAATATCCGGGCTAAAAGTTGCAATTAAATCGTTAACATTTTTAAATTTAACAGAACTATCCATTACTAAATAATCACTAAAATTAGTATCAATGTGATGTTCATTATATGACGGGAATGTTTTACCCGTATAAGTTGTATAAACAGTTTCGTCTGTCCATAGAACTCTAAATGCATTTTGTCCTTTATTAACTGAATCTGAAAATGTTGTTAAATCTAAATTTGAAAATGAGTTTGCTCCAACTGATGGTAACAGTGTATAGTGTGTGTCTGTTGATTTTAATTTAGAATTATCAACAAATGATGTCCAATATCTAAAATCGTCTCCGTTTGATACTCTATCAAAATTTATTGTGTTACTTGTTGTTCTACCAGTAAAGGAATTAACACCGGCCGATGCAAGAATATCAAAATGACTATAATCATTTATAAATTGATGGTAAAGAGCGTCGTAGAATGGATGTACTCCTGTATCAAGTGCGGTGGTTATAGTTTCACTACCTATTTTAACGTTTGTTAATGATGAGGTAGTTCCCGAAAAAAATGTAGATGTGTTTATTGATGTTCCAGTTTTACCAGTTAAAGCACCTTCCATCAATATATTATTATTGTTTGAGTCTTTTACGTAATATGTTCCAATAATGTCAATAGGATTATCATTAGCATCTTTTTCTGTTAGATACTTTTTATATCTATGATATATTGAACCCCACTTTAACATTAAATGGTATGGAATATAGTGTGAAGAACTTACTTCTTTAAATAATGAAGATGGTCTTGTACTCGATAATCCAAAATTAACCATTTCGTCTAAATCAACAAATGGTAATGAGTTTAATAAGAGATATGCGGAACCCGCATATTTTCCATATGATGATGTTTTATGTAAATCGTTATATAATTGTTTATGGAAATATGGTGTGTTTAAAATATTAACAGAACTAAATAAACCATCAGAAGTGTCTAAGTCTAATTTTCTTGCAAAAATATCTGTTGTGTAACCATCTTTAACCCAAAACAATGAATTGATTGGTGAACTAATTAACCCTTCTTTAGTGTTTACCTGTAAAATACCTTCAAATTTAAATTCTTGAGGTTCAAATTTTGGTTTTTTAATATAAGACAAGTATTGTTCAGAATTGAATGGGTATATTTTTGTTCTATATGGTTCCGCCAAATATGAATATAAATTACTATTTAAGTTTTTATAAAGATTTCCCGACTCACCACTTTTTTTAGATGTTGTATATTCTTCTATTTGAAATGGTTTTGCCAATAATTGGTTAACATATTCTACCGTTGGTAATTGGTCTTGTACATATGGATATCTTTCAAATGGTGAAAACGATAAAAGGTATTGCTCCATTTTCTCTTTACTATCTATCGTATTTAAAATATCTATAATATCATAATCTTCTTTTAATAGTTTCTCCAAATTAGAGAAATCAATTAATGCCAATTCTTTTATTGATGCATTATTAAAAGTGTCAATTGCCATCGTATATCTAGACCTTTCATATATTTCATATATAAGAGAAGAAATAGATTTATTTGAATATGGAACATTTGGTGTTAAACTTAATAACGTTGATATATTATTGAAATTTTGTTCTTGTGAATTTTCTTCAAAAATGTAACTAATATTACCAACATTACCTTCTTTTTGTGCTAATGAGTCTAGTCTTTTAGTTGCAACTCCGTGGTAGTTTTCAAGGAAATCTATTTCAGGCCAAAGTGATCTGTTAAAACTTTGTAATTTTTGTTGTAACTCAGGGTCTCCCGGATACGCCAAAACTTTTTGTTTGTTTGGTGTTTGTTTTTTAATTTCAGGCCATGGGTAAATTTGTCCGTCTTTTGATTCATCTTCTAAATTACCTATTATTTTTTTTCTTCTTTCCGCAACTTCAAATGCTCTATTATGAACATCTTTCATTAATCTAATGTAAACATCTGCGTTTGCAAGAATAACACCCATAATATTTCTTATTGTGGGTTCAAAACCAATTCCCCCTTTTGTGGGGTCTTTAATAACTTCGTTAATTTTTTGCTCAACTTTACTCTCTAACTTGTCTCTTTGTGCAACAAATGATTTTTGTATATTGAATATATCCGTTAAAATTGCATTTAAGTTTACAATTAATTTACCTTCATGTGGAGCAAAACCATTACAGTATTCGCCAACTTTTTTAATTTGATTAATGAAAGAAAATGTTTCTTTTTTGAAATCCGCTCCTGTATCGTTAATGTATTTTTGAGCAAATAACTGTGTTTTTAATAGTTCTTTTGGATATTCTATTAATATTTTTTCTAATGTTCCTGCCTTATCAGGACTAATCAATTTTACCGTACTTGTTTTTTCCTGTCCTGAAAGATAACTATAAGTAACTCCAGTAACACCATTTATTTCAAATGTGTTTTTTTCTAAGTTAACCGCTCCCCATGATCTAACTGCAGTTTCAAAATTCTGTACTGTTTTTTCAAATTCCTTTAAACCAGCAAATATTTTATAATCAACCACTTGGTTGAATATTTCCTTTTCTAATATTTTATCTAAACTTCTAGCAACCGTAATAACTTCTCTTAGTGTTTTTGTTGGGAAGTTTTTAGGTAATAATCCCTTTGCAATATATTCATCATATACCGACCTCAACATTGTATAACCTCTTGAAGATTTTGAAACCTTCTTCTCGTATCTACCTGTTTTTTCGTTAAAAGATGTGTTTGTTTCTTTTTCAATTGCATACATATACGGAGCATTTAATATACCCGTTAATGGTATGTCGTTTAGATATGCATATGTTGAACCAACAAATGTGGTTGAGACTTCAAAATTACCATTTGATTCGTTGTATTTTGTATTAAATTTAACTAAATGTAAACGATATCTAATTGCCTTACCATAATATCCCTTTACTGTTAAGTAAAATATAGGCCAAGGCATGTGAAAAAACGCATTATACGGTGAATTCTCAGGAGACTCAAATAAAGTTTTACCTCTAACATCAATAAAGTTTATGTTAATTTGTGGTATAAAATTAGCTCCCTTAATATTGATGTTAATACTGTCAATACCAAAAGATTGTGCCGTTCCATCGTAACCTTTATTTTCAACTCCCTTATAAATTTGGTTACCGTTAGAATCTTTTTCAGTAACAACATTGTCACTACCATTATATGCCTCGGTCCATGACGTATCGTAATCTCCTGTTTTTGGTTTTAGAATGTTAAGTGTTCCTTTTGCAACAGAGACCAATGTGGTTTTATTACCTGAATCAACTAATGTGGTTCTTGGAATTAAATCAGCCTCTAAATTAACATACATCACCAAGTTTTCTTGTTTAACCCCTCTTTCTTCAACAACGCCATTGTTCACAACGCTGTTTGGGTCGATGTATATTAAATTGTTTTGGTCAACTTTGACTAATATATTTTCACCACTGTTTAACTTATTGTTCGCCATAATATAACTTGTACAATTCTACAGCACTTTTGTAATCTTGTAAAGTGCTAATCAGAGGAAATGGTATTCTAATAAAAGAATTATCAGGTATTTCAAATTCCACACTACCAAGTAATGGATTTGCTTGTAATATAATCCAACCAAATAATGGTGAATTATAATACTCTTGTGATATTTTATCTAATCTATCTTTACCCCTTTTGTATTGCATATACTTATCACTTCCCTTTATAGGAATTTCAATGCCAGGGACAATTCTAAATTTACCGTCCGCTAAAAAATATTGGTACCTGTCAAAATAGTCCCTACTCATGGTTTATAATAATTTAGTTTATCACCTATTTTATTCTTTGTATTAAATATTTTCTTCAAATCTGTTTTCGCTTCCGTGGTTAACTCCCCCGTTACTACCTCAAATTCAATTTCTTTATCATTTTTCTTAACAGGAAATTTATCTAATTTAAACTTCTTCTCTGTTGGTTTTGTAATAAAATTATCAAATTTCTTTTCTAATTTTGTTTTTATCTTATCTGTAAAATTTACAGTATCAACGTTATATAGATCCAAAATACTTTTCTTTTCATCTTTAAGTAATACAGATAACATATCATTCATATCTTGTGGTGATAATGCTGAATAATCTAATGTGGTTGTAAAATCTTCTGTAAAATGTTGGAAGTTATTTTTAATATACGTTACGACGCTTGAATAGTTTGAATAAAAACCTTCATTTGTAAATCCTACACTAAAGGTAACTCCACTATAATTTTCCTTTTCTATTTTACCATCTCTTTCGTATTTTGTAATAAAATTAACTTTGTCTAATGATTCAATCACCTCTTTTCTAACATCTTCCACTTTTTTCATTTCCTTAAAATCACTAATCTTTTGTGTCTTATCTGAAATTAATTTTTTAACATATGGTTTTAATAAGTCATTTGAATTAGATACTAATGATGATGGTAATACGTCTGAAAATCCTAAAACACTACTTAAATCCGCAGTATTGGAAACATAATTAACTAATGAGTCGGTTAATCTTATTTTTAATTTATTTAAATCAAGAGAAGGTTTATATTCTCCCAATAGTTTTATGTCTTCTGTAGATGTTGTATTGGTATTAACAGTATATCCGGTTATTGTTCTAAAATTTTGTGATAAAAACATTTGACCTATTTTGGGACCAAAGTTCTTTATAACTTCATTATATGCAGTTTGATATGTATTAAAGTAATTTCCAACACTACTGTAAACCATGTCAATGGCGTTAGTGTATTTCATCTTATCACCATTAGGAGTTCCAATATATGTTCCCTCAACTGTTTTATTTGCATTAGCTGAATCATTTTTACCTTCTAACGCAAAACCGTTTCTTTTTTGTAATTCTTCTAAAAAATCCTTTGTGAATTTTTCAGCATCTTTTCCGTCTATTTTAGTTGTTGTAGAAATTGCTCTTTCATCATACATTTCCGTATTAGCGAAAAAGTTTGATGATAATGCATTTTGTAATCTCTCAACAGGTTTTTCTAAACCTTGTCCTCCAATAAATGAAACTTGTAAACTTACATTAGCAATCATTGGTTGTACACCAATTCCTTCTGGATTTAAATCCCAAGTACTATCTTCATATGTAATTCCAACATCTCTAATAATAACTTTAGAATGGTAAAAATCACCAATTCTTAAAACACAGATAGGTGGTGGACCAAATGAAGTATTTCTTGCTCCCACATCTAATGGGTCTGAGACTCCTTTAATTGGAATCGTATCTCCAGGTCTTACACATTGCAATAAGAATGTTAATCTACTATTTAAACCTTCGGGTGTTGTTGAGTGAAAACCCGGATGGAAATATCTTAATTTTTCTTTTAATGAGGTAAATGCAACTGGTGAATCTTCTTCTAACTTTTTAAAGTAATGACATTCCGATAATGTTTTCATAATGATTCTCTTCATCACATCTATAGTAGGTTTCCTATTCGGTACAGTCGTTGTACCATCTGGTTCAATTGTTGTTATTGGAACCGGTATATTTGGTACTGTAATTTCCTGTGGTTGTTCAGGTTTCTTCTTATAATCAAATTTAACTCTAGCTTGTCTACAATAAAATGCAATAGGTGATGTATCTTTAAGACCTTGTCTTGTTAATATTTTTTGATTACAATTTAAATTATCTTTACCACCTGTGTTTTTTAAAGTGGTATCTTCACCATTTGTATTAAATTTAAAAATAAACTTACCATCTACGTCATAACCAAAATCCTTAAATGTAAATTCTTTTACAAATTCTCCTGGTTTTTGATTGGTTCCTGTTTTTTCATATGGTTTTAAAACGGTATCGTTAAACCATTTTAGTTCAGGTGTTTTACCATTTGATATTCCTTTGAATATATCTTGAAAAATACTATGTCCTCTTCTAACACCTAAATAAAAATTATAGGTACTATCTGCAACTTCTGAAGTTGATGATGAAATTGAAAAAGTAACTTCACTAACCGTCTTACCTGTAATATCAGATTTTAATGCAGATAATTTTGTATTGTATTCTGTATACCCACTTGTTAATTCATCAAACCCTGTTGCAATTTTTTGTGCTTCTTTACTAATTGTGGCTCCACTTGTTGCAGAATCAATAGATTCTTTACCAAAAATAACCAATCTATCTTTTTTATGATTTTCGGTTGTTCCTACCACTAATTCACCTAAATCGATAACAGTATTTCCAGTGTATGTTACTTTTTGTTTAACATACTGTTCATATAATTGTGTGTACGTTAAATTTGTTGATCCTTTTGTTGAACCATCTTTTTTAGGATAATCGTTTGCAAAATAAAATCTCTTATCAAATTGTACCGTTGTGTCTTTACCTCCATTTTGTCCTTTATCGGGTTTAGGAAATGTAACTGGTGTTGTGGTATATTTGTATTTTTTAATTTCCTGTGGTGGTTTAGAAGAATTTAAATATAGTTTTATTAGATTAATATCGTCACTATCTAAAGTTGTATATGTTTGTATTAAACTATAAAAATCAATTTCTTCACATCCAGCAAAAAATGCATTAATGTAATTATCCGCCTCTTCATCCGACATTCCTTTGAAGTGTTCTCTAACTAATAAATTTAAAATACTTGGGTGATCAACAACAACTTTAAAAGATATTGTACCACTTCTTGATGTATTTTGATAAGTATAAATTGGTTCGGGTCTTCCTAAAAAAGAGTTCTCCTCCCATCTTGCACTATTCTGTTCGTTCATTTTTAAATCATATGGTGGGAACCACATAACACGACCTCCGTTATTACCCCTTTCACAAGCCGGTAAATCGGTAACTTTAAAACCATCTCTATTAGATGTTTTCCAAGCCAAATTCTCAATTGAGAACATATACTTTTTAGCGTAAAAACCTCCTCCATATGGATACTTGTCAACTATATTTGTTGAACCATCAAAAGATTTATTACCGTTAGACATTGGTGCATAATTTAAATTCCACGGTGTACTTCCTCCTCCCATTACACTACCGTCAAATTTTCTTACATTACCTGTTCTTTTCATGGTATCGGAATAGTGCATATATGACCTATCCTTTGTCCATACTCTACAATATTCAACACCACTTTCTTCACCTGAAAATTTATTTGTGTATTTGATTGCAGAACCTTTTGATATTCTTAAATCACCTTCTCCAAATACTCTACTTGTTTGGTCGATTACATTTCCAACATGTGAAATTGATCCTCCGTCGGATGGCATCGAATTTAAAATTTCCTGTGTAGTTCCTAATATAGAATCTTCTCTAAAATTAAATGCGGTGGATTTTGAATCGTCAAATGTTGATGATTCACTACCCCATTCTTTATTACCTGAACCTAATTTATTTTTAGAATTTTTACTAATCCATGTAAGATTACCGGTAATTTTACCTCCCTCAGTAATGTTTTTACTTCTGTGAAATAATTCAGCAGAAACTCTATCAAACATTATTGAAAGATAATATGGACTTCTAACGGGTCTATCATTAAAATCACCCATCGCATATTTTACATCTTCACCTCTATCGTCCCCTATATATGCTATTCCCGCAGGTGCTTCAACACCTAAAATATTTTTTACACCTTGTGCTGCCCTGTCAATAAAATTAAATAATTTTGAGGTGTTTTGTGATCTTGCGGTTGTTGTATAATTTGGTGCATATTTGTTAAATGTTAACGTATCAAATAATCTATTTTTTTGACCGTCACCCATATATTCGATTAATAAGTCCGAAGGTTTTCTTGATAACCTTGGTCTTCTTTTTATACCAATTAATGAACCTAGTACACCTGTAACATCTTGAAATAATTTACCAACTTCAGTTCTTGCTTGTGGTCTTATATTTACAGGATTTGCTGGATTCGATAAATAATCGCCAGGTATTTCACTAAATGGTAATTGTGTTCCTGAAATGGTTTGTAAAAAATCAATTGCTTTACCCGGTAAAGTTCTTGCTACTGTAATTTTATTATTAGGGTCAACCAATGGTTCTCTACCCGTAACTATGTTAAACGCAGTTGCGGTATTACCATTAAGAGCATCCAATAATCTTAATCTACCATTTGTTGCTGTATCAATATTTCTTGATATTCTTGAAAGAACAGGTCCATCAGGATTGTTTTTAATATTGTTAGCTGCAAATTTAAATAATTCAGATTCATTATCATATTTTGATGAACCCATAATACCAACTAAATTATACGTTGGTGTATTTGTTGGGAAATAAGGATAAAGATTTAAACCATTACTTCTTCTTTGTATTAATACTGTATTTAAATCTTCAACAATTAAATAATTGTCAGAAGGTTGATTAACATTTAAATTAGATATGTTATCAACTTGTGTCTTTCTACTTGTAGAATCGTTTAAAACAACGTCTCCATTGTCTTTATTAGACATGTCACTTAACTTATCAACTGAAAATGATGCATTACTAAAAGTCTGTGGACCATTAGGTACATTAAGTGTTTTACCTAATATATAATCTCTGAATTTTTTAGTCGAATTAAAGTCTAAGTAACTTGGCATTATATTTTATAATAAATAGATTTATTTAGTTTTTGGTGGTGCTGTATATTCATCATTACCTGTGTTTATAAAATCTTCTTTTACACTTGCATCTCTGATAATTTGTCTAGTCCAACCATCCATTAATGCTTCAGATGATTTAGCTGAAACTTCAACTTTCACAACTTTTGTTGATGAGGTATTTGCGGCCGCTTGTTTAGCTTCCGCAGCTTTCTTTTCTGCCTCCGCAACATTCATCGCATTTGTTTGTGTTGTAGCAGTACCTTGTGATTTTGGTTTTTCACCTTTAAGTTCGCTAATGTAATTACCAACCAACTTATTAAAGTTATCACTCATTTGAACCGTACCCTTTGAGACATTATCTGCAGTTTCTTTGACGAATTTCTGAGCATCTTCCCCCGTTAAACCCGCAGCTTCGGCTGCAGATTTAGCCATATTAACTACACGACCTCTTGTTGTAGCGGCCATGAATCCAATATCTCTTTCTATGTTTTCCATAGCACTTAACTGTCCTCTTGCAATGTCTTCTGTAGACATTTTTTCAAATGCGGCTTGGTTTGCTAATAATGTAGTTTTTTGTGCATTTGTTAAATCTTCTAAAATAACTTCTGTTTGTCCACCTAATTCACTCATTAAAGATTTAGGAACTTCAATAACCATTTTACCATCTTTCATTTGTGATAAGTTAGTTAAGAATTCCCTTTCTTTATCTTCCATTACTAATCCACTTGTCATTAAAGCACTCGCAGCGGCAGTTCTTTCTGAAGCCGCTATTGCACCTTTAGCCAATTCTTGATACGATATACCCAATTCACTTGCCATTGCTTTGGCCTTTCTTAGGTTAACACCTGTAATTTCAAATCTACCTTGTTCTTGATTATATGTGGTTAATGAACCCGCAGCACCAATTAATGCGTCTTGTAATCCTTCCACATTATTGGTTGCCATGTACATTAATTTTATTGGGTCACCAAAGTCACCCATAGCACCTCCCAATACCGATAAATTTGCACTTAATTCTAACGCACCTTCAGGACTAAACACTTTATCAGCAATCTGATAAACAGAATCCATACTTATTCTAAATTCATTGGCCTTTTGAACCATTCTATTTAATCCTTGTACACCATTTGCAAATCCAAATTCATTTAATTTTCCTAAATTGTCTCTTAAATCTTGTGTTGTTTTTTTACTATTCAAACCTAAAGATAATGAAGATTTACCAGCAGTATCAATGGCCTTGGTTGCGTCTGAAGCACCTAAACCGACTTTTTCAAATTGACCAAATACTCTACCCATTTCACTTAAATCTCCAACAAAAGACCTTGCGGTTGCTGCCGCTTGACCTATCGTTTCTTTTGATATGAGATTAAATCTACCCGATTCTGACATCATGTTTGTCATCATATCAGTTAGTTGTTGCATCCCATATCCTAATCTAAGTGTTGATGGATATGCGTCTATTATTTCTTCTCTTAAACCTTTTGAAAGTTCTCCTTGCATACCAACTTTTTCGTTGATATCTGTTCTTAATTGAGCTTCTTGTTTTAATTGAGTTGCTATTCCACCACCAACTTCTTCGACCAATCTACTAGCCATCCCCATTAGTCCTCCAGTTACCTGTCCTTTTTTATTAATAATATCTAACATATTACTAATTCTAAACATTTCACCTTCGGCGTATTGTGATGATTGTGTTTTTTGTGTGTCTATTGTTCCTCTTACAAAATCAACAGCCTTATTTCCAAAATTTTGTTTGGTATCCGTTATTGGTGTATTTGTTGTACCTAATTTTTCATTATATAACTTCCATGTACCTGCTAATGATGCACCATCGGAGCTGTCTCCCTTATACGCTTTACCAAATTCTTTTTGATACGCATCGGCAAACGCAATTTTGAAAGCGCTTTCATTTGTAATTCCACTAGGTATTCTGCTTAACAATCCCATATCATAT